ATGAGAAATACGATCGCAAATGGATTCATCGCGAGCATCGCCACCTTCGGTGCGGTCTCCTGCAGCGCCCAGGCGTCGCCGGATGTGCAGCCCGAGCTTGTCGAGGGCACGGCGGCCTATGCGCAATACGGCCCCTGGAACATCTACCAGACAGGGTCGGACGCGTTCGGCCTCAGCTGCGCGGCGGTCGCCAGCCTGCCCGGCTCGTACGACGCGGTTCGCATCGAGCGCGTGGCGGATGGCTACGTCTTCGGTGTGAACGGCTTCAGCAGGGACAGCTTCGGGGAGGATGGCGAATATCCGCTGGCCTTCTGGTTCGATTCGGAAACGCCTATAGCGACCGAGGGCATGGGCCGCTTCGTAAAGGACCCGGCGTTTCCCGACGACGACTGGCTGAGTGCGTTTTCCACCAGCGAAGAGCTGCATGGCGACGGTGCTTTCGGCGGAATATATACCGCCGACCAGATCGTTTTCGAGGTCAGCAATCCGGGCAACCGCACGGGCACGGACGAAGTGCAGATGGCCTTCCCCATCGGCACGGGCGAGGTCCTGCTACGCTCGCTCGACCAATGCTACGACATGGCCATGCATTACGCGCAGGAGACCGAGGATCGCATGCCCCCATGCCGCAGCGACGGTCTGCGCCTGCCGCTGAGCGGCCTGTGCCCGGAAGCGGCTGCGGCCTATCTCAGTGTGGTCGAGGGGCCCGAGCCCGAACTGGCTGCCGAGTCCTGCGAGTGGGCGCTCGGCGAGGCCTGGTTGGCCGACATGCTGGTGCTCTATCGCGCCGCGCAATGCAGCGGGCGTACCTCGCGCCTGCTCGGAGGCGCGGGTGCCCATATGGCCAGCCTCGAACTGATCGAGACCGCCTATCACGAGGACGGCAGCGCGTTCGGCAAGCTCGAGGAACCGATCCGCTACGCCGATGTCATGACGTTGTTCAAGGGTAAACCGGCGCAGGACGTGCAGCATCGGGCGCTCTATGGCCTCCAGCGCGAGGTGCCCAGGAGCTGCAAGGCACGCAAGATGGACGATGTCGAAGACGGCTACATCGTCGATGTGAGCGCAGCGATGCGCGCGCGCCAGCCGCAGGACCAGCCGCCCGCGCAGCTTTGCGGAGCCTACGGATATGGCGATGATGCGAACCTGTGGCGGGTGTTCCAGGGCTACGCCTGGTTCATCTACCGGGGGCAGGATGCCTACGAGGACATCGACTATCGCAGCCTGACCCTGCTCGAACCCGATGGCGAGGGCGGCTGGTCGCTCGTCCGCTGACGGCGAACGGATGTGGGAAAGGGTGGGTGTGTTGTTCCGTGTCGGGTCGACCCGACATGGAGCAACCGCCTGTGAATCCGCATTTGGGAAAGCGCGGAATTCCCGGCTTTCCGGATGCTCTCGAGGCCAGTTGGCTGGGGTGGCAGGATACGGCGCGTAGTCATAAGTCCCTCAACACATTATATTTTCTAGATTGTCGGAAGTTTGGGGCCCCCATGATGGCCCCGGATTCGTCAGGCGGCCTGGGCGCAAAGCTCCCGCTTGAGCGCGCGAACGTCGCGCTCGAACCAGACCTTCCGGTAGCCGAGGACTTTGGTCCCCTGCGGAAGCGCTCCGCGCTCGATGAGCCGGTAGATCGTGGAGCTGCCAAAGGTGAGCTCCGCCTCGAGTTCGGCCATCGAGAACCAGCGGTCCTCGGCCCGATCGCGGACCTCTTCGGGGGTCAGCTTCCGTTTCACCGGCGCTTGCCTTCCTCGTAGGCGCGGTTGAGCCGGGCCATCGCGTCGTGGCTGCCACTCGCGCGGTCGGGGTGGGCGTCTTTCGCCTTGGCCCGGTAGGCGCGATCGATCTCGTCGGGGGTCGCGTTGGGAGAGACGCCGAGCACCTGCCACCACTGTTCGGGAGCGGGCAGGGCGGCGTGGCCCGCGAAGGCCTGCTTGATGTCGGCGACGCCCCAGCGCTCCTGCCCGCGCAGTGCCTCGATGTGCGCGGCGATCGCGGCGATATTGTCCTCGATCCGGTCGAAACGGTCACAGGCGAGCGCGTGCGGGGTGCCGTCCAGCTCGAAAAAGAATGCGACCGCCTGATCGATCGGGCGGCCCCGGTCTCTGCGGGGGCGGCCATCGGCGCGCAGCTCGAAATTGGTGGAGAGCGTCAGTTCGGTGGCGCGCCATTGCTGGCCGGGCCGGGTGATCGCGTTCACCTGTTCGCGGAGGCGGCCGACCGCCTGGTCCCAATTGAGACGCGATCCGCCGCTCTTCCACAGAGCCTGCTTGCGGCCGCCTTCCTTCTTGCGGCCGATCGGCCAGTCGACGGGGTAGGCGTACTGGATCTGTGGCTGGTTCATGCGGAGATCCTCGCGATGGCGGCCGGGGCAGGAAGCGGGGTGGGGACGAGTTCGAAGGCGACGCGCAGGACGGGCGGATTTCCGGCCCACAATTCGCGCAGGCTCGCCGTGGCGGAGATGTTGGCGTTCCAGAGGGCCGCGAATGCCTCGCGGTCGGCGTGGCCTTCGGCCGCGATTTCCTCGTCGGTGATCGCCTGCAGCGGTTCGCGGCGGACCTCGGTGACGACCAGGTACCGACGGTGCCAGTCGCGCAGCAGCTCGCGTGCGCGGCGTGGACGGCCGAGGCGGGGCGGGCGCGATGCGTAGTCGACCTCGTCGAGGAACGTGGGCAGGGCGCCCATCGCGTGTGCGGAGGTCGGCTTGTGATCGTCGAAACCGCGCTCGAGGAAATAGGGCTCGCGCACCCAGAGCAGATCGCCCTGGGCGAGGTTCATCAGCGCGCCGAGCTCCAGGCGGCGGAAGTGGTGGAGCCTGCCTTCGTCGAGCGAGCGCAGGGCGGGCATGGTGAAGGCGATGGGGCGGGTCATGACGGAACGGTCTCCCGGTTGTTCGCTGCGAAGGGTTGCTGGTGGGGACAGCCGAGATCGCCGCGCGTGCTGCAGCGCGGGCAGGGTTCGCGGTTGAGGGCGATCGGGCGCGGATCGTCCGGGCCGGTCGACGGCATGGAGAGACGGGGCTGGGGCTTCTTGGGTACGGTGCGTTTCGCCGCCTTCTTGCGGCGGATACCGTCGAGCGAGCCGAGGCGGGTTCTCAAATGGTGGCGCTGGGCGGTGTTCTTCATGCCGCGCGTCTTCATGATGCGGCGAGCCAGATCAGGGCCACCAAGCCGAAGCCCTTGAGCACATCGCCAGCGCGGCCTGCCCAGGGGGGAGAGCCTACGCTCCAGATGCACGCGAGCAGGACCAACATCGCGAGGCCCGTGAGGATCGCGCCGGCGAGATCGAGAGCATTGTTTGTCACCGGGCGCGCTCCCACCAAGGGCGGGCTTCCTTGCCCGCCTTCCCCAGGATGCGCAGGGTCGATCGGGTCGCGCCGCGCGGGGGCACGTTGCCGTTGTAGACCAGATCGGGATGGTCGCAGTCGGGATGGCGGCACGCGGCACAGCTCATCGCACGAGCCCCAGCATACCGCCGAGCGCGATCACGAGGAAGAAAGCCAGGACACCGCCACCGGCGGCGACGGCGATGCGCTGGCGCAGCTCGCGCGCGATCGGACGGCGGGCCGCGCGCAGGCGATGGCGGTGGACCAGATCCTCGCGGTCCATCGGGAGGATGGCGGATTGCGGGCGGCGCTGGGCGAGAAGGAAGCGGAGCGGGCGGATCATGAGGCACTCCGCCTGGCGCACCAGTCCTCAAAGGCCTGCGCATGGTCGGGGCACAGATCCTTCTCTGCCGCAGGGCTGGTGGAACAGCGTTCGCAGAGCGGCCTATCGCAGGTTCCCGACCGCTTGCCTGCCACCTTCCAGTCGCATAAGCGCGTCGCGTGAGTCCCGCAGCCGCAACGCTGCCGAGAGCGAGTTCCGCACACGATCGCCACGCCGCCGCCGGGGAGAGATACCTGTTCGCAGGCCATCAGGCTGCGCTCCCGTAGCGCATGGATCTCAGCGCCTTTGCGACCAGATTCCAAACGTGCTCTCGAAGGCGCGGGTGGCCATGCACCGAACCTTCCCGGGTTACAGCGAGGGGCGGGGACATTGCCCGGTCAAGAGCACTTGCTGATCGGCCGCGTAGGGTTCGAGCCCGGTAGTTCCCGAGTTGCTCGCTACCGCCGGTGTTGTCGATCACCATGCGAGCAAGCTCCTGCTTGCTGCCGTCAATCGCAGACCAGAGCTCAACGCGGACGACCAGCATCACCCGAGCCCCAGCGCGGCTTTGTAGGTTTCGAAGATGGTTTCCATCTCGGCCCGGTCGTCGGGCTTCATCTTCCGCAGGCGTACGACCTGACGCATGATCTTGGGATCGTAGCCGACGGCCTTGGCTTCGGCGTAGACGTCGCGGATATCGTCGGCGATGCCCTTCTTCTCTTCCTCGAGGCGTTCGATACGCTCGATCAGCAGGCGCAGGCGGTCGTCGGTGGGTTGGGACTTCGCCCCAGCTTCGCTGTCAGCCATCACAGGGTTCCTTTCCGATTGTTTGTCCGTGCGCGAAGCTCCCGAAAATGTCGGTGTCGCGCTCGAAGAGTTGTCCGGCGTCGATCATGAAGCGCACGGTCTTCTTGCCGGCGGCGCGGCCGGTGTTCTGCCAGAACATGTTTCCGGCGGAATCGCGGACGATGAAGTCGCCCGATGCGAGGCGCTTTCGGTAGCGCTCGGCCGCTCTCGCGACCGTCTTGTTGGGTGCGCTTACGGTGTGCGTTCCGGGGGGGGGGCATCAGATCGCTCCGTTCATGGCGAGGCCGAAGGCGATGCGGTCGATCACGTGGCAGACCAGCAGCGTGCCGACGATCGTCGCGAGGAAGGCGAGCGCGTCCTCGGCGAGGCGGAGAAGGCGGGCGGTCATCGCGCGGTGCTCCGCAGGGCGGGCAGGGCCGGGGCGCGCCCGAGAGAGGGAGCGCCTTCGGCGCATGGATCGCACAGCTCGCGCCAGCCCAGGCCGTTGGTGAAAGCATTGCTCACCGGACCCAGGCGACGGCAGGAGCCGCAATGGCGTATGCCGAGCAGGCGGACACTCATGCCGCGATACTCGGCGAGAGTTCTTCGAGCGCCGGATCCGCGGTTCGCGCCATGAGGGCGAGGACATGAGCGCGATCGAAGGAAAAGACCCGGTGCGCGTGGAGCGCATCGATCAGCTGAAGGTAATCGCCGGGGCGGTCGGCCTCGAGCGCGGTGATATCGTGCGCGGCCATCGGACCATGGCCGAGCGCGGCGATGGCTTCACCGCACTGCGCGATCGTCTTGCCAGCGGCGAGGCGGCGGGCGCGCATGTAGGCGCCAGGGCCATCGTCGCGGTTGGAGATCGGGCGGCGGGAGATCGGGTCAGACATGGAACTCTCCGGGCAAAGGGGATGCGCTGCCGGAAGCGGGGTCCGGCATGCGGCAGGGTGGTGGGGAGAAGGGTTGGCGGGTGGCTAGCGATCAGCTGGTGTCGACGCGCGGCGGCACCTCCGGACCGCGGTCGGGGGCGGCGTCCGGGGGAGCGCCGGTCGGGGGAGAGGGGGCGGAGGGATTGTCATTGGCGATCGGTCGACGAGGCGGCGCAATGCGAAGGTCGACGCCGTCGCGCGGGCATGCGCTCTGCGAGATCGTGTGGGTGATGACGAACTGGCCGACGAAGGTGTGCCCGCATTCGACGTTGAGACACTGGACGCGGACCTCGCGCGCAAGGCGGGTCAGCGCGCGTCCGCCGCGAATGCGGCACTTCGAATCGCAATGGGGGCACAGGAGGGCGAAAATCGGCCCGTCGAGTGCGCGCGCCGTGGGCTGGGTTTTACGCGCGGCATTCATCAGCTCGCCTCCCGGTCTATCGATGTCACGGATGCGGGCGGGCGCGCGGCGGCGCTCTCTGCGCGCTGGCGACGAACGAAGGCGAGGGCGGCGGTGTGCGCCATGATGGCCTGGCCGATCTCGCGCTCGGTCTCTTCGACGCTGCGCGGATCTGCGAAGTCGGTTTGCGAGAGAAGGGCGGCAACCGCTTCGCCGCCTTCCTTGGCGGCGAGCGCGGCGGCATCGGCGATGGTGCCGCAATCGCTGCTCGCGAGGAACTGCGCAAGCTCGAGGCGAGTGGCGTAGACATCGTGGAAGGGCGCGCACAGGCCGCCGGCTTCCATAAATGCGCGATCGAGCGCCTCGGCGGCATCGAGGCGGACGCAACTGTCTATCTCGGGATCGGAGAGGTTGCGCGCGGCGCGCTCGCCCAGATCGAGCAGCGTGGACGTTGCGGACCAGCCAAGGCGCGCGGCGACCTGCAGAAGGGCTCCTTCGTAGGAGAGGGCGGGGCGCAGCTTGGTCACTGGCATTCCCGCACCAGCACGAAGGGGCGAAGTACGTTGCGATCGACCAGGCGGACCGCGCCGTGCGAAAACTGGCCGCGATTGCACGGGTGCGAGGTCGCGGAAGGCGGTAGAGGTGTGGGCCGTGACCGCTTCATGCCGCCAGCTCCTCGTCACCGAGAGCCGAAGCTTCGGCAGTGTCTTCGCGTGGATAGAGGTCCGGGCGAAGATCGTGGCGGCTTATGCCAAGCTTTGCCTCGACTTCGAAGACGAGTTCTGCGGGCAGCTCTTTTCCGCCCCGCAGCCAGTTGTGAACCGTCGACTGACGACGCCTGATCACATCTGCAAATGCGGTCTGCGATCCGGCGGTGCGGACCGCCAGAGCAAGGCCAGTCGATGATTCGTGTTCTAACGCCATTAGGTTTGACTACCCGCATAAGGTTAGTCGGTCAACCCGGAAATAGAAGTGGCAGCTAACGTTAACTGGTTAGATAAGGAGCCGATGACCCTCGGGGAACGCCTTGAAGAGCGCCTTCACGCCAAGCGAATGTCCCAGTCGGAGCTCGCGAGGCGTGTAGGGACTCGGCAAAGCACGATTAGTGGCCTCGTAAAAGGCGGCTCCCGCTCCAGCTCTTACCTCCACAAGATCGCGCGCGAACTGGAAACTTCGGTCGAATATCTCTTGGGCGAAACGGACGATCCCAGCGAGCACTACGCTCCGCCGGTCGTGCACGAAGAAGTGATCGAAGTACCAATGATCGATCTCGCCTACGGGATGGGGGGTACCTATCTCGATGATATTGGCGACGAGGCGCAGATCCGCACCGAGCCGTTTCCGCTCAATTTTATCCGCCGCTACACCCGTGCCAAGGCTGACCAGCTCGTGTTCGCCGAAGGACTGGGCGACAGCATGGCGCCCACCATTCTCACCACCGACCTGCTGCTGATCGACCAGAGCGACAGGTCGTTGAGAATCTCCGACCAGATCTGGGCGTTCAGCTTCGGCGGAGTGGGAATGATCAAGCGGCTCCGGCCTCGGCCCGACGGCAGCATCGCCATCCTGTCCGACAATCCCAACGTGCCGGAAGACCGTGCGGTGGATGACGAATTGTTTCTGATAGGCCGCGTGGTGGCGAAGGTGAGCAAGCTTTGATGCCCGAGAGAGAATCTGCGCAGAGGCAAAAGGACGACCTCCGCATCGGGCTGTTCGGATTCTTGGGAGGCTTGTCACTCGCAGTCATTGCGGCGTTGGGCCTGACCTCCTGCTTGAGCGGCGAGAACGAAACGATCCCCGAAAATTCTGAGACAGTCGCCTTTGAAGACAGCGCTTACCAATACTGCATGCAGCGGGATCAAAGGTGGTTGATGAAGTTGATGGACCGCGTGCGTTCAGAGATTTCCCTCAGCGACGCCTTCGACTTGCGATATGAGAGGATGTACACCTCCTCAGGGATGAACGGGACCGTGATCGATGAAACCAAAACCGGCCTCTCGATTCTGATGACCGCGCCTCATGAAGGCGAGACTTCCAACCTTTGGGTCTGGGGGAATATCGATCCGGACACATGCGAAGTCGGACCAATGACGGGGCGTTTCGCTCCGAACCAATTCGACGATCGGCCGACCTTCGAGATACCGTGATCGGCCTCATGTTTCTTTGCCTTGCCGCAGTCGCCGTCGATGGCGACACCTTGCGTTGCCAGAACGTTGCCGACGCGAACGGGCGGGTCCGCCTGGCGCGGATCGATACGCCAGAGCGAGGAGAGCCGGGCTTCGACGAAGCGACGGAGGCACTTGCACAGCTGATCGAGGGGCGGGACGTCACTTGCGAGCTGGTCGATGCGGACCCGCGCGTTGCCGGGTTTCAGAGCCGGGACCGATTTGGCCGGCCGGTTGCGCGCTGCAGTGCCGGTAGCGTGGACTTGGGCACAGCACTCCTCGCTGCCGACTTGGCGAAACCTTGGCCTTGAATAATTGGGGGGAGTATGATGGCAGGCGCACGACGTTCGACCAACAAGGTCGGCGGGCACCTGCACCGCTACCTTGCCGAATACGAGTTCCGCTACAACACGCGCACCGCCAATGGCTTCGATGATCGCCAGCGCGGCGCGGTAGCGGTCAAGGGCATCGTCGGGAAGCGCATCACGTCTCGGCGGAATAACCCTCCCTGCCTAGCCGTGGCCGGGGAAAACGCGCCAAGCCGAGTCGCGCCCGTCAAGATTTTCCGAATCGATTTCAACAGCTTAGATTTAAGTTTCTGGATTCGCTCGACGAATCTTGACATTTGGCCGCATTCCTGCTCTATCGATACGTGGTAGGCAACGCCGGATAAGCCCTGTGATCCGAGGTTAAGAACGGATCGCCCCTTGCGTGACGGTTGCCCTTGGGATGGCATCCTAACAGCGCGTAAGGTTCGGGTGCCGGGGGCCTACCACCTTACAAATTCATAGCCGTAGTGGCGGAAAATCCGTTGTTGCTCTTTCGATAATTTCGCCTCCCACCAGCGAGAAGGGAAGAGTGCCACCCCGAAATCTTTCGCGGATCGCCCTTCGCGAGCCATGATTGGCGTGAGCGCTTGGGCGGGTTCAAGGTTCCACTGGCTTGAACCGCCGGTGTCAATCGCTTGGTAAAACGAGCTGGCGACGAAGTCCGCAAGCTGTAGCCCGGCACGCTCGCCATGAGGATGCGCCTCCATCATTTGCCAGTCGAGCAAGTCGCTAACTGGCGCCCGCTTGGTCAAGTAGAGCGAGCCCGCCTTTTGCTGATGCCGTAGGTAGTAATGGTAGGCACTGGTTTGACTGTAGCGGTGCCCGCCACGTTCCGAAAATTCAATCTTGATCTTACGGCGCTCGCCATAGTCCTCGATGGTGCGCCTATCGCAGAACGCCGTCACACGCTCCAGGAGCAATCGAACACAGAAATTGTAAAACCACTGTTGCGAGGGAATTTTCTCTGCCTTCGGGTTTCGATAGCCGCGCATGTTCTTCTTGTTCGAGCAAACGGCGAAGCCGCGAAGTGGGAGTGAAGCAATGCGCTCGCCCGCAACGCGCTTCCTGGTGGGCGACAGGGTTCTGTAGTGCAGATCTCGTCTCTGGCTTATACCGAGACCGTCGACCATATCGCGCACCCAATCAATAACCACGGGTTCGCGCTCTGCCTTCACCACAACCGCGCTCAAAACGAGCCATTCGCTTGCGCCATTGGGATCTATTGGGCGAACGGTCTTCAGGCCGGGGTCGCCAGCTTCATCGATGTACGCTATGTACCCGTATTCTTTTTGTTCCGAGGGCATGATGACCGAAGCAACCTCGAAAACTGAAAAGAGTCAAAGGCAAAAGTTTGAGGAAGCCACGCGCAAGCTTGAATGCGACGACGACGAACAGCGCTTTAAAGAGCCGCTAGAAAAGCTCGTTCGGTCAGTTAAGAATGACAGTAAGGACCACGCCAAAACCGACAAGGGTGACGGCAAATAGTCCGCCGAAAACCCACACCGCGCCTTTTACAAACGAGATACCCTTCTCAATTTGATCGAGCCGCCCGTCTGCGCCCGCTACGTCTGCCTTCATCTCGGCAATCTTCTCGGCAAGATTATCTATTCGCTCGCCGTATTTCGCGATTTCAGTGATCGCGAAACGAATGTCCGAGGTGGGATGCAAATCGCGAGGCGTGCCGCGAGGTTCGTCCGTAGGCGAGCCTTGCTCGCTTTTCCCCCACCGGCTCATCAATCGTCAGCCTCGAATGCATCCTTGAGCCAATCCCATAATGAAGCCTTTGAAAAGCCCCAATACGATGGGTTGGCTCGCACAACGGCCACATTTTCAAATCTGCCCGTTGAGTGCCCGTCATCGTCAACATCTTTGATGCCAACGCTTCGCGCAATCGCTTTCGATGTGCCCGTCGAACGAACAAAGGAAACGGTGTCGGTGAAGTGGAAATAGGCTCCCTCAAAATTTTGGGAGATGGACTCCTTCAGCTCTGGCTGCGGGAATTCTGAGATGATTGCGTACACTGCCATGTCGGATTTCCACTATCCCCAGAGTTAGGGTCTGTCACTCCTTGATGTGGGAACTGTCTCGCGCGGACATAAGCTCCACGAGGTAAAGTCTCACTAAGTGGATCAAATTGGTTCGCCATGGCATAGCCCCCAAAGATGCAGCACCCGCGCAATTCTAGGCTTTTCCTGATCGCCTTCAATTGTGGATTGCTGCGCCATGTCGCTCCCTTTTCGCGTCGCGAAAACAGACGGCGGGCTTAAAGGGAATCGGCACCGGCTATGCCCTTGAGGCCGCTCGCCCACCGTTGCCGAACTGTATCTAAAGTGACGCCGTGGCCGGATATCGGAATACTGGATCTAACCCGCCTCGAGCCGTAGCCCGGTGCGCAGGCCGGAGCTTTCGAGCGAATGGCGAGCCTCGGCGACGAGCCATGCCTGGGCGTCGATCTCGGGCTTGAAGCCCTGCAGCTGCAGGCGCTGTTCGGGGTAGATCTCCGGGCGGCCGAGGGCGAGCGCGATTTCGCAGGTCGCGGCGGCGCGGCTCATCTTGCGGTTGGCCGCATCGGCGGCATGGCGCGCGCTCTTTTCGCTCGCATAGATCCGCTTCAATCGCTTGGGCGGGCGTCCGCCTTCGCCTCCGCCGACCGAGACGGTGGAGCGCTTGCCCTTCCTGCGATCGTGCCAGCGCGCCTCGACCCCGCCGAACTGCCCGCGCTCGCCGCGCTTGTAATGGACCCGGTCGCCCATGGAGGGCGTGAGGGTCGAGGATGGGAGGGGCGCACCGGAAGCATTGGTGCCGTTGCCGATGTGCGCGAAGACGAGCGTGCCGTTCTTGACGGTGGCGGCGGCATCGAAACGGGCGCCGAGCCAGCGGAGCATGGCGGCGTCGCTCAGCTCGTCCTGCTCAAACACCGGGACGGTCTCGCCCGCAAGTGCATCGTCGACCGACAGGGCGAGGCCCCGGGCGGTGGCGATATCGCCGAGGATGGCGCGCAGGGTGCGGTCGACATGGCTGCGCTCCCGCCGCCGATCGATGCCGGCGGCGAAGTCGGCCGAGCGGGCGCGGATGGTGATGATCGAGGGCCAGCCCTCCCATTCGGCGGCGTCGACCTTGAAGCGGCCCTTGTCGATCAGGCCGGGCACCACCTGCGCACCCGATTCCCAGCCCAGCTTGAGCGCGAGCACCTGGCCGGGCTTCGGGATCTCGAGCCGGCCGTCGAAATCGTGGAGCTTGATGTCGAGCTGGTCGGCACCGCCTTCGCGCTTCTCGGTCAGGGTGAGGGACATCAGGCGCGCGTCCATCGTCTTCATCAGCTTGCCGGCGAGCACTTCGTCGAGGCCGACCGGGGGGCCGAGGCCCAAGTTCACACCTTCGAGCGAGAGCCGGTAGATCGGGCGGGCGGACATCAGCCGACGCGGGTGAGTTCGAGGGTGAAGTCGGCGCGGCGTGCCTCGCCGGTGCCGAGGAATTCGGTCGTCTTGCGATCGAGCGCGGTGATGACGAACTGGCCGTAGATCCGGCCTCTGGCATCGACCAGGGGAAGCGCCTCGTTGGCATCCCCCATTTCCTCGAGCGTATCGAGCGCGGAGTGCTTGCCCGAAATGCCGGGGGCCACGATGCCGGTGAGGCTGATCGGTTCGGCACCGGGGCCGAGCGCCTGATAAGCGGGCGCCACGCCGATGCGATCGCCCGCCTCGTGCCGCCATTCGCGGCGGCGGCTGAGTTCGAGGAAGGCGGCGGTCCCGATCTCGAAGGTGAACTGGCCGAGCGCGAGCAGCATCAATAATCCCCGAAGGTGCTGGCGTCGCGTGCGTCATCCTCGCGCTGGATGCGCTCCAGCTCCAGGCGAACGGCGCGGGCGATTTCCTCGGAGGACTGGCCGGGCTGGGTGACGATCTTGATTTCGATGTTCGTCGAGCGCGCAAAGGAAGAGGCTGGGCGGGATGTGCCATTATCGGCCGCCGCCGGAGCCGAGAGGCTGACGGCGGCTGCCCCGGCGACGCCGGTGGCGAGGCGGCGGGCGGAGGCGAAGGCCTTGTCCCGATCGCGATCGACGCCGAGCGCGAGCCCGCCCGCGATGTGGCCGCCATATTCCATGAACAGGCGCGAGGGGGACTTGATGCCGAGGAAGTTCTTGAAAGCCGAGATGCCGTTTTTCGCCATCCCGATCAGCTTCGCGCCGAGCGCGACCGGGTTGATGGCGCCGAGCAGCCCGGCCATCATCGACTTGCCGATGGTCTTCATCCAGCCCGGCAGGCCGGCGAACCATTCCTTGAGGGTGGCGAGTTTGGCGGAGAGCCATTCCATCCCTTTCGCCCAGGCGGCCTTGATCTTGTCCCAGTTCGCATAGATCGCCCAGGCGAGCAGGCCGACCACCGCGATTACCGCGACGATCGCGAGGACGATCGGGTTGGCGAGCATCATGAGCCCGGCCTGCATGAGGCCGCGGGCAAGGAACATCGCCCCCATCCGCAGCAGCCCGAAGGCCTTGACCGCTACCGAAGCCGTCTTGCTGACAACGCCGCGGAAGATCGCGAGATGGCGTCCGGCGCGGCTTACACCGTCGACAACCTTGAAATAGCGATAGCCGCCGGCAAGGATCGAGAAGAGGCCACCGAAGACGAATTTGAGCCCGCCGATCGCGACACTCGCCATGCCGGCGAAGACGACCAGCTTGAGCAGCGCGCTCGCGGCGGCGGGGTTCTTCTTCGCCCAGTCCGAAACCGCGGTGGTCACGGCCGTGATCTGTCCGGTCAACTCCTTCAACATCGGGAGCAGGACGGGCGAGGCGGCGAGGACCATGTTGGCAAGCTCGCTCTGGACCTCGCGCATCTGGACGGTCGCATCATTGGCAACGCGCTGATCGAAGGCGCGGTTGGTCACGCCCTTGGCGCCGCCGATCGACTTCTGCATTGCGTGGAAGTCTTCGTAATCGAGCAGCAGCTGACGCATGGCATTCTGCGCCTGCATGTCGGGGAACAGGAAGCCGAGCTTCTGCATGTCGCCGCCGGTCGCCTGCCGGGTGAGGCGGATCATCGTTTCGAGCGGGGAGACCCCGTCCTTCGCGCCCTGCTTGATCGCGGCGAAGGCATTGATGCCCTGTTTTTCGAACTGCTTGAGAGTGGTGGTCGCGCTCAGCTTGGCGAGCAGGTTCTCGACATTGGTGGCGGCCGACGCCGAATCGCCGGTACCGCGGCGCACGATCTGCAGGGCGGCGATCAGCTCCGCGGCCGCGCCGTCGCCGACCTGGCCGAGGCCTTTCATCTGCGCGGTGAGGCCGGGAAGGGCGGCGGCCATGTCGCGGACCTCGAACGCGCCTTCGTTGCCGCCCTGGGCCATCATGTCGAACAGCTTGGTCGCGCGGTTGACCGGCAGTTCGAGGTTGCCGACGGCCGCACTGAGCGAGGCGGCGGCGTCGGTCCCCTCGACCTTGAAGGCGGTCATGAAGCGGCCGCTCTGCTTGGCGAGCCGCGCTGCTTCCTGCGATGTCAGGATACCGAGCCCGGCGGTCGTATCGACGAAGGCGGCCATGTCGCCCGGCATTTGCTTGGCGGCGCGCGCGGCGGCGAGGATGTTGTTGCGGATGCCGGCGGTCTGCCGGTCGGTCAGCTCGGCTTTCTGCTGGATGTCGACCATGGTGCTGGAGAACTCCGCACCCGATTTCGCGGCGAGGAAGACCGGCGCCAGCAGTGCGGCACCGCGGACCATATCCTCTCGGCCGCTGGCGCGCAGATTGCGCCCGCGATCGCGCAGTGCATCGGCGCCCTTGTCGATCCTGTAGAGCGCCTTGCGCTGGCGGAGCGCTTCGTTGGCCTGTTCGACCTGCCGTTCGAGCGCGCGTTCGCGATCGACCAGCTCGGTCACGTTGCCCGATGCGCCGCGCAGTTCGCGGCGCACGTCGCGCAGTTCATTCTCGAGCGCGCGCGCCTCGCTGGTCATCCGGCGGAAGGTGTCGCCGCCCTTCTCGCCGACCGAGACGAGCGTCTTCATCCCGCCCGACAGCTTCGACAGGCCGCGTTCGGAAAAGTTGACCAGCAGGTTGAGGCGGTTGTTCGCCACGCGCTATTTCTCCACCCGGTTCATGCGGTTCCAGACCCGGACGGCCCGAGCGTGCCAGTCGAGCAGCTCGGGAATGGTCATCGCGTCGAGCTCCGAAAGCGGCCAGTGGAAGATCGCGGCGATATCCGCCTGCAGATCCTCGAAGGTCAGGCGTTCCCCTTCATCTCCTCGAGCAGGAGCTTCTGGGCGGGCGTCAGAAAAAAACCGATAACGGTGCCGACGATCTCCATGACGTCCATGCCGGGCATGGCCTCGAGATCCGCGGCGATGACCGGCGGGTTGCTGATGCGGGGCAGCAGCTTGAAGATTTCGTCGGTGTCGCCGTTGACGATCTGCGCGGAGTTGAGCTTGCGAAGATCCCCGCCGAGGGGCTCGCGGAGCGTAAGCGACGTGATCTCGGTATCGCCGCGCATGATCGGCCGATTGAGCGTTACGGTGGCGGTTTCGCCGCGCGCGGGCGCCGGGTTATCCTGTGCGGCCGGAGCGGCTGCGCTGTCGTTGTCCTTCATGTCCCCTGCCTTTCGTCTGGTGGAAGTGTTCGGCGGTGCGGATCAGACGCCGAGCGCGGCACGGATGCCCAGCATGCGATCGACCCCGCTCACGCGGTACATGCCATTGAGCACGTCGATCGCGATCACCTCGGTGCCGTTGACCGACCACTTGAGGTAGGAGAGCGTCGACTGGACCTTCCATTCGGTGTCCTCGCCCGCCTGGGCGTTGCCGGGGTCCATCTCCGAAATGCGGCCGCGCGTAACCAGTTCGGCGATCGCGGGCAGGCCCGTGTCGTCGGCCTGGTATGCCCCGACATAGCGCAGCTGCAGGCCATCGAAGCGCGGCTCGCCCAGCTGGCGCATGATGGCCGGGATGATCCCGCCATAGGTGACGGTGTGCTCGAGCTTCTCGAGACCGAGATCCATATCGACCGGGGCGAGCATGCCCGCGCCGCGATATTCCTCCCCGGCCATCGTGATCTTGGGCAGCTCGATCTCCTTGGCGATACCGAGATAGGGCACCGCCTCGCTGAAGACGTTGAAGTTCTTGAGCTTGCTCGGCAGCATGGCTGGGTTCCTCGTAGTTGCTGCGGGCGCGCGGCCCTGCAGGTGTCAGGTTGCGGGCGGTCAGCCGTTGGCGATCTGCTGGCTGAAATCGGCGTAGAAGCGGTCGGTCACGCGCTGGCTCAGATTGAGGTTCTCCAGCGGGGCGGCGTCGGTGAACTCGTAATCGATCGCGAGCTTGCCGCTGGCGAGATAGCTTTCGGAGTTGAGCTCGATATCGAGCGGCAGGACTTCCGCGCCGATCAGGCGGCCTTCGGCGACGAGACGGCGGAACTCCGCATTGATCGTCTCGATGATGTCGCGCACCAGGCCGGGCGTCAGCGGCTTGTCGATCGCCCAGGCAAGCCCGCCGGCGATGGTGTCCTGAAGAGCCTGTGCGGTGCGCACCCGGCTCTCGAACGCCCAGGCCGGCTCGTCAGCACAGGTGCGATTGCCGAAGAAGCGGTATCCGTTGAGACGCACCATGGTGGTGACCTCGCCCGCGTTGAGAACGCCGGCGGTGGTGCTGGAATCCTGCAGGTCGAAATGAACGTCCTTGGTGAGTCCGGTCACGCCGGCCACCGGAACCATGGAGAGCGTCTTGTGCCAACCGACGCTCTCGTCGATCGCGGCGCGGAGGCCGAGCGCGCGGGCGACGGCATCGCCGGGGAAGGCACCGCCGGTCGAGAAGTCCGGCCAGATCAGCATCAGCTCGCGTGCGGCGAAGTTCTTCCGATAGAGCAGGGCGGCGGCGGTATCCTCGCCCTTGGCGGCCGCGTAAACGAAGCCGCGCAGCTTCCTGGCCGCGACCACCATTGCTTCGACGACGGCCTGACTGTCGAGACCGGGGGCGCCGAGGATGCGCGGCCGCACGCCCACTTCGGCCTCGGCCGCGAGCAGCGCCTCGACCCCGGTGAACTGGCCGTCGGTCACGCCGCCGATCACGTTGGTGGCGGTGGCCGCATCGTCCGCGCCTTCCTCGACCCGGACGACCACGAGAATCGGCGTCGCCTGGTCGGCGATCGCTTCGAGCGTGGGCTTGAGCGTGCCGTCGTCGCCGGCCTTGCCGATCGCGTCGCGAATATCGGTCACCAGAGCGGGGCGGTTGAGCGGGAAGGGTTCGTCGACGCCGCCGCTCAGCGCGGTGGCGGGAAGGGCCGTGACCACGCCCGAACCGTCGCTGGTGCCGGTATCGGCCACCGCGACCAGTGCATCGGCCGCGGCGCTGGCTTCGATCGCGGTGACGAGCTGCGCGGCGGTGGTAGTGATCGAGCCATCGCCGCCGGTCGCCAGCGAAACGGTGATCGCATCGCCGGCGACACTCACCTGCAGGGCAGCGTCGTTCGCGGCGGGATCGACCAGGGCAAGCGTGATCGTATTGCCGAGCTTGCCCGCCTTCGCGGCGGTGAAGGTGAGGGCATTGTCGTCCGGGACCACGCCGGTCTCGAGCGTCGCCTTCACATCGGCCTGGGCATCGCCAGCGGTGGCAACGATCCCGACGACGGCGGTTGCGACCGCCGCGAGCGTGCGCGCGCCGCTGATCGGTTCGGTTACCTTGATGCCGTGATGGAAGTTCATGGATCAGTCCCTTTCGATTTGCGCGGCGCTATGCGCGGCCGAGCGGAATGGTGAGCCGCGCGAGCGCGTTGGCGGGAGCCGTATCGGTGCGGTGACCTTCGATCAGCAGATCGGCCTTGCCCGACGCGCCGACGACCAGCTCCACGCGCGAGAGCTTGAGCGTGGGGAGCCAGCGGGCGATGGCCTGCGCGGTCGCGGCGTAGAGCTGGATGATCGTTCGCGGGTTGAGAGGCTGGTCGAGCAGCATCGGCAGGAGCGAGCCGTAGTCGCGGCGCATCACGCGGCTGCCGAGCGGCGTGGTCAGCACGTCGCCCACGGCCTGTGATATCCACGCATTGCCATCGATCGGCTTGCCGGTGTTCCGGTCCATCCCGCGCATTACTGGGGCGCCCCGGAAATGCCCGTGCCGGGCGAGACGCCGGCGTGGATGTGCGTCGAAAGGTCGATCCCGCCCGATACGATCGAGCCCGCCGAAAGCGCGCCTTGCACCGCGAGGGTCTGGGCGAAGCTGGCGGCCTCGGCCACGTCGAGCGCGCCCTCGACCGCGACCCGCCCCTCTATCGTCACATCGCCACGGATCGTCAGGCCGCCCGATGCTTCGACCAGCGCGGTGGCGCCGTCGGGCAGGCTTGCCTCGAGCACGTGGTTTTCCGGATCGTAGGAGATGCGGGCGCCATCGGCGAAGACGATCATCTCGACCGGCCCGTCACCGGGGATCGGGAAGGCATCCTGCGGAATGGCGCCCATCGCGACGGCGGCTTCGATATCGCCGCCGGGGCAAAGCAGCAGCACCTGCTCGCCCACGGTGGGCGGGGACCAGATGCGGGTTGCGCCGGCGCGGCCGGTGGAGAAGGGAATCGGTGCCGTGCGGACCTCGCCGCAATCGACTTCGACCTCGCCGGTCGACAGATCGACGCTCGCAATCGTGCCGAAGCGCACGATCGCCGCCGGGTCGACCGGGGCTTCGTCGGGCTGTTCGGACGATCGGGTGCGGGCGAGACGCTTCATGGCCAGCGACCCTGCCTGCGAAGCGCGACGGGTGCATTGCGGGGCTGTTGTAGGCGCGCCCGTTACAACAAGGCGGGGCACGGGCGCGATCGGACGCGCTCCACTCCGCTCTTACGCGGAGGACGCCTCAGGCCCACCGCCTGTTGAGGACCGCTCCTCACCACGACCAATAGCGGAATTATGAACCTCACCTGACAACAGGCTTGGCTAATTCCAACGTGCTGCTAAGCCTCGGCTTTGAGGCGACTTCGTCTCGAGGGGATAATTGGGGGACATCATGATTCGCACGACCAGCGCGCTCGCGCTTCTATTCACCTGTGCGCCTGCGCTCGCACAGCAGGCGCCGGTGGAGGAAACGCCGGTTCAGGAAGATGCGCCGGCTACCGCCGCTCAGCCTTCTGCAGTCACCGCCGCACCGATCCAGGCTTTCCGGCGCGAGGAGCAGCCCGGCCTCGCCGAGCTCCCGGCCAACACCGAAATCATAGTGTCCTTCAATCAGGAAGTCACCACAAAGGGCAAGACCTGGAGCGAGGGCGACCAGTTCGACCTGACGGTGGAAGAAGACGTCATGCTGGGCGAGTACATCGTGATTCCGCGCGGCACCCGCGCCGTGGGCCGCATCACCTGGATGACCAACAAGGGCATGTTCGGCAAGTCTGGCAAAATGGACGTAGAGATCGAGTATCTCGAGCTCGCCGGCCGGCGCATTCCGCTCAACGGCACCTACCGCCAGGAAGGCGAGGGCAACACGCTGGCGACGGTAGGGGGTGTCGTTATGGCAGGCCCCTTCGCAGCGTTCATCACGGGAAAGAGCGGTCGCATTCCCGCGGGCCGTGAAGTCTCAGCCTATACCGAAGAAGCGATCCCGGTGGCTATCGAGGCCAGCGCAATCTCGGCGCCGAAGCGAGTGGAGCTCGCTCAGCCCGCTGGCATCGCTCCAGTTCCGGCGAGCGGCGAGCCCGAAGGCGATTGAGCGTGGCCGGCAGGCGGCGGCTCGGCGTTCGGGTCGATCGCAGCCTGCCCGGCAACCCAGTCGATTAGCGCTTCGAGCTGAAGAGCCTGCCGTGTGGCGACGATGTCTCGCTCGAGCTGCTCTTCGGGGGTGCGGCCGAAGTGACCTGCTTCGGCAGGCTCTCCTCGGTCGGGAGGAAGTCGAGGATCTCCGGCCGCCTCATCAGCTCGGCCGGGGGCGTCGCGAACCGGGGTGCCTGGCTCACTTGCGCGCGAACCGATAGGCTCGCCTCGGGCTCGTAGTTCTTCGCGCAGCCGCTCAGCGCGAACGCCGAGATCGACAAGGCGAGCACGATAACTGTTCTCGATCGCATTGGTGATGTCCTCCTGCTGCTTGCGGACCCGCGCCAGGCGAGCGGTTTCGAGCCGGGCCGCCTCGGCCTGGGCCTCGCGGTAACTATCCTTGGTCGCTCGATGCGCGGCGCGCTCGGCGTCTCGCTGATCTTTGGCCGCCAGCGCACGCGGCTTCCAACCTTCGATGTCGACGGCGCACACATTGCCGATTAGCGGCAGGTCGGCGCACAGGCGCAAGCCATCGATCCGCACGGTCTGGACGACCAGCGCACCGACCAGAAGCAACGCAACCAGACCCGCGAGGGCAAGCCAGAGGCCCTTGATGGCGACTTCCGCCTCGAGTTGTCCGGGAAGTTTCACGACACAGCCTTTCGGATGGCCTGGTCGAGCGGGCAGCGGCCGAAGACGACCAGCGGCGAATAGCGGCCGGAAAGGCCGCGGCCGGGAAGCGGAACCGTGCGGATCTCGAAATGCAGGTGCTGGTCCTCGTCGCGCATGCCGGCGGCGTTGCCGGTATTGCCCGTCAGGCCCAGCTGCTCTCCGCGCGCGACCCGCTGGCCTTCGACGACGTCGATGCGCGAGAGGTGGCAATAGGCAGCGAACAGCGTGTCGGGATCGCCATCATCGTCGAAGTCATGGGTGAAGCGCAGGATCACCTGCTTGCCGTAGGCGCCGACGTCGCGGACGCGCTCGATCGTGCCGTCCGCGATCGCGTAGCAGCGATAGCCTGCGGGTGCCTCGAAATCCCAACCCTGGTGGGGGCGGCGCGAGCCGTCGGCATTGCGGCGGACCATCCCGAAGGTGTGGTTTCGAGATCCACGACGGATGCGATTGCTCGCGAGCGGCCATCCGATCTTGCTCATACGATTGCCCTCATCATCACGAAGACGGCCCAGGCGATCATGCCGGACCAGTAGAGCCCCCAGAAACGGCGCGAGTACCGGCGACCTTCGCCAAGCGAGGAGGTCCACACGAGCAGCGTTTCGCCGGCCAGCATCATCGCGCAGCCGATCCAGTAGGTCGGATCGTCGATCGAGAGGTCGGCGCGATCGAACAGCAGCTGCTCGAGCCGCCCGCGAAGCGACAGACCAAGGCCGCTGGCGAACAGCAGCAGCCCGCCCGCGAGGCAGAGCCCGGCGTTGTAAGGCGTGAAGGGCTGGCGCCGCTTCCACCCTTCGCCGGCAAAGCCCCAGCTCACGAAGCCGCAACCGATCAGCATCCATCCGAAGACCAGCAAGATCATTCGCCCTTTCCTTCCGTCAGATCGTCGATCGCGCGGTCGGTGCCGAGGCGCTTGTCGATGTTGGTGATGAGTGTGGTGATCTGGGCAGTGTCGCCCTTGAGCGCGTCGATCTCCCGCTCGAAGCCACGAAACTTCGGGCGGAAGACTGCCTTGAGTGCTGCGGAAAGCGCGAACCTATCCACGGCCGGTCTCCTCGGTGGGCGGAAGCCGGGGAAGGTCGGGCCCCAGATCCGGCAGGCGCGATTCGAGCCGGGCGATGAGGACATTGAGCCCGGCGATAACCTCGCGCACGGCATGCACTGCCTCGGCATTCTTGGCCCATGCGCGAAACGCGAACAGCACCACGGTCAGCAGGCCGACCATCATCATCGAGCACAGCACCAGGGCGACGAACAGCACCGCCGCCCAGCCATCGAGTTCGGAGAGAACCCGGCCAGCCTCCACCACGTCGGGCGCAGACCCGGCAAGAATGCCCAGCTGCTCGATCACGGCTCGACCCCCACGTCGCCGTCGATCCGGGCAGCGGCGATGTTGAAGTTGGAGAGCTGGGCGTTGAGCGCGGCGAGGATCGCGCCCTCGCTCATTCCGGTATAATCGCCGATGGTGATCGCCTCGGCCGCCACGCCATCGCGGGCGAGCGACATGGTCGCGCCCTGCAGGCCGCTCAGCTTGGTGGCCAGCGCCTGCACCGAACCGTCGAGCGTCAGCGCCTCGCCCTTGCCGGTAGCGGGATCGTAGCCGTCGCCGAACAGCGCCTTGGCAACGCCGCTCGCGGTCGAGATCGTGGTGCCCGCGTCCACCGTCAGCACGCGCATCTTCGTATCGGTGAAGGTGATGCCGTCAGGCAGGTGGCCGCGCACGCGGTAGGGCCAGCGCAGGCGGGCGATCGCGGGCATGTTCGGGTCGCTGTCGAGCATCGTGACGTTGCCCTTGACCCCGCCTTCGACCGTGCTCTCCGCCGAGACGAACACCTCGTGATAGACCGACTGGCCGTAGGTGCCGATCAGCTGCAGGTTGGGCGTGCCCGCCAGATTGCGCAGGATCGAGCTGCCTTCGATCGAGAGCCGCCCGCCGGTCGTCGTCTTGGCCGAGTTGTGCATGAACATGGCGGGCACGTCGGTACCGCTGACCTGCTCGAACAGGCTGTCGATGATCCGCATGCGCTGGCCGCTCGAAATCCCCATGCCGATGCACGAGGGCGAGCCCTGGCCGACGTTGACGCCGTGAGCGCGATACCAGACCCGCAGATAGCCGGAAGCGAGGAAGGCATTCTGCAAGCCGTAGCCGGTGGCGGACGGCTGCCCCTGGCCATCATTGTTGTCGACGTGGTCGAGATATTCATTGGCGAACTGCTCGGCCGCGAGATCAATCTTCCAGTTCGGCCAGGTGGTCTCGAACACCCGCTTGCCCGCTGTCTGGTTCCAGATCCGGGTGTTGAACATGCCGCGGCCCTGATCGATCGAGTGCCACAGGGGGATGTGCGGCTCGGTCAGTTCTTCGTCATGGAACGGGTCGGCGAGGAAGAAGCGGACCTTGTTCCAGAAATGCGCGACTTCCGAATTGGGGAAGATCTTGAACTTGTCGGCTGCGGACGCGGCGTTGAAGGTCGCATTGTAGAAAGGCGCGGCCGCGGCGGAGAGCGTGGTCGCATCGCCGCCGCTGCCCTTGATGATGACATCTTCGTCGGGCGCGGGCGGGCCGAGGTCGATGAAGTCCTCGACCTCATCCCTCGTCTTCATCCGGTCCTCGCGCAGGCCCGCCTCGGCGTAGGAGGCGAAGGTGCGCGCGACGCCGCTGTCGGTCCACTGCGCGTCCGCGCCGATCTTCACCACGAACTGTTCGCCGGTGAAGCCCGCCAGCGTGCCCTTGAAGAGCACCAGCGGCTGCTCGACGCCGGTCGGGTCGTCGTACCAGATGGCCGTGCGCTGCGCGGCGGCGGTGCCGGTGGTCCAGTCGCGGACGGTCAGCTGCGCGCGCCAGGAGGGCGGGCTGGCTGCGGGGAAGTGCGACAGCTCGATCGAGGACAGGCCGTAGCGATGGCCCGCCTGGGTGAAGATGCCGCGTGCGTCCGCGATGTCGTCGCGCAGCCGCTCGTCACGCACCTTGGCGATGAAGGGGCCCTCGCGCCCGGCCTCGGCGGCCAGCGCAGCCTCGATCATTTCCGCGACGCGCTGGCGATGGGCGACCGACATCAGGAGACGGGCGCGATTGAGACCGCTGATTTCGTAATCGTAGGCCGTGGCGTAGAGCGCGGTCGGGCCGGTCACATCCCACGCGAAGCGGCCGACTGCGGTCCCGGCCGGCACGCCGAGCGAGGCGTCATGCGCGAAGATCGGAAAGTCGAGCACGCCTTCGAGACCGGCAACGACGACGAAGCCGGCGCCGCCCGTGCTCTCGCGCGCAAGCAGGGTGAAGGGATCGGCCCCGTTGCGGCCGGCAATGCGGTAACGCGCACGTTCGGTCCCGGCCTGGCGACCGACCTCCTCGACCTTGATCTCCTCGGGCCACGCGAGGTCGACGCCGCCGACGCTCTCGTAGAGTTCGATTTCGAAGACGCGCTGCAGATCGGCGTTGAGTTCGTCCGGATAAAGGAACGGCACGAAGCGCGATGCCTGCGCAATGGTCGCGGCAAGAACGCTCTCGGCACGCGTCGCAGCCGCCTGGCCGAGCTTGTCGAGCGTGGCCTTGAAGGCCTGACCGTTCTTGGCGACCGGCGCTTCCTCGGTGCCGTCGATGTCTTCGGGATCGATCGGGGGAAGGTCGCTGATACGAGACATCAGGGCGCCTCCCAATGCGCTGCGTCGGTCGGGTCGAAAGCGGTCAGATCGCCGCCGGGCGCGGCGTCGATCGCCGTGCCGATCGTCGCGGCCGTCGCGCGGATTGCATCGATCCCGGCAAAGCGCGCGTCGGCTTCCGCTCCGCCGAGCCGCATGTCGAGCAGCTGCTGCTGGATATCGGCGACACCGGCAATCCGGCGCGCGGTCTCGCCATCGAGGATGGCATGGAGCCGGGCCCGGCGTTCCGCATCGGTCAGGCTGCGCTGGCGCGACATGACGGGGGTGCCGGTTTCTCTGGGCACGATCGAAACGGGCGCCTCACTCGCCTGCGCATCGAGCAGCTCGGCATGGCGGGCGGGCTCGACGGCCTGCGCGTCGGCCGGAATATGCGCGGCGGCGTGGACCGCATCGTCGTAAAAGCCGCGCGTCGAGGGGCTGTAGAACAGGGTCACGAGTTGTCGATCTCCCCGATGGCGAAGAACGTGCAGCTCTCGCTGGTGTTGATCGCGCTGAATGCGCCGAAGCCGGTGGCGGTGATCGTGCTGGCACGCACGCGCGGAGCGTTGGAGCTGACCGAGACGTCGGTTTCGTTCGTGCCGTCGACCACGACCGACCAGGCGGCGGTCGAGAAGGCGAGTGGGAAGGTAACGCTGGTCAGCGAATCGCCCGCGGCGGTGAAGCGGCCCCATTGCAGCAGCACGAGGCGCGCAGGGTCGGCCGTGGGGATCGAGATGTAACCGTTCTGGCCGAGCTGCTTGACGATCCCGCCGAGCGCGGCGGGCGTGATCGCCCGATCGCTGGCTGTTCCGGCGATGACGTCGGCGGCGCTCGCGGCAAGGACCGAGAGCACACGGCTTGCCGAGAGATCGCCGCCGCCGGTGACGAGACCGCCGCCCGTGACCGTGCGGGCGAGCAGCGCGTCGATAAGCGCCTGCAGCGCCGTGTCGGCGACGCCGCGCGCGGTAGCCTCGGCATCGTCGGCATCGATGCGCGCCTGGACTTCGTCGGCGATCGACTGGAGGATCGGGTCCAGAAGGCCGGCAAGCCGCGTCGCCAGCTTGAGCGGCGTGACAATGCGCTGATCGTCCGCCTCGCCGTCGACCTCCGCCTGGGTGGCGAGTTCCGCGACGCCCGGCACGGTTTGGGTGGCGGGCGGATAGAGAAAGCTCGCATCGCCGAAGACGATGCTGTCGGCCGCCGTTTCCGAAAAGGCGACGTCGATCGAGAACAGGAAGGTCGCGATGTCGACCTTGCGGAAGACCGGAGCCTCCGCGCGCGAATAGGCCGCGAACAGCGTGCCATCGGAGAGGTAGAGGCCCAGCGAGCGGACGTCGTAGGTATCCTCGCTCGAATCCTGCGCGAACATGTGGATGATCGTTTCGGAGACCGACTGGCCAGAGAGCGTGGCGATCCGCTTGAACTCGCCCGGCAGCGCGACCAGCGTTGGCGAGACGTCGACGACGTTCGCGGACAGGCCCAGCTCGGCGATCACGATTTCCTCGGTGTCGCCGTTCTGCGCATCGACCAGGGCATCGAGCCCGGCGCTGGTGATGGTGAAGACGAAGCCGCTCACGATGCCACCAGGAATTCGCCGGTCTCTTCATGGACCAGGGGTTCGCCGTCTTCGGTCTGCAGATAGGTATCCCAGACCGGATCGAGCGCCGCGTCGGTATCGGCGTCGGTGACGAGCCGGACATGGCCCGCCTCGTGCCCGCCGCCGAGCAGCCCGGCGTAGGCCTGGGCGCGCATGCGGTGGACCGCGAACATGTGCGAGCGCAGCGGCTTGACCATGCCGATATCGCGCAGCAGCGCGACCACCAAATCCTTGTCGTATTCGACATCGCTGATCGTGCGTAGCGGCAGTTCGAGCCGGAAGGTGTGCGGATCGAGGTTGGCCCGGTCCTCGAACCATTCGACCAGCTCGATCAGCGGATCGAAGCGGTCGAGCACTTCGCGCAAGCTGGCGCGTGTGCCCTTGCGGCGCTGGGCCTCGATCGTGCCGGCGATCGCCTGGCGCTTTTCGGCCTCGGTCCACTCCGCATCCCAGAAGTCGATCGAGAGGCCCCAGCCCAGCCAGGGCAGGAACTGCGCGGGACAGGTCGCCGGGTTCCACAGCGTTGCGATCTCGACCGGCACGTCCGCCATGATCGAGGCCGCATCCTCGAGCGCGCGCTCGAACGGCGTGGCATTGGGAGGCAGCAGGCTCATTCGTCGAATACCGAAGTCGTCAGCGCGATGGCGCCGGGGTCGATCGCTTCGGTCGGCCCGATCGCCACGTCCTGCGCGGGGGTGGTCAGCTCGACCCGCTGGACGCCGGCGACATGCAGCGCGGCGATGATCGCGGTGCGCGAAAGATCGCGGCCGATCCGGCGATGGCGGGCGAGCAGATCGTCGAGCGCCGCGCGCGCGGTGGTGAGGATGAGGGCGGCGTCGGGCCCGCGATAGAGCACGAGCTCGGCCGCGACATCGACCGTCACGATCGAGGCGGAAACGACGGAGACCGAATCGGTCAGCGGGCGCACTTCGTCGTCGGCCAGAACCTGCCGCACCGCCTCGACGATATCGGCCGCGACGGTTCCGTCGCCTTCGGAGCCGAGCAGCGCGACCACCACTTCCCCCGGCTCCGGGCTGCTGGCGGCCGCATCGACAAGCGAAGCCTCGGCCGAAAGGGCGTGGAAGACGTAGGCGGTGGCGGGCCCCGCGACAGAGAAGGAATCGGGGGCGAGCAGTACGCGGCGGCGGAGCCGGTCGTCGTCCTCGTAAACGGCCGGCGTTCCCAGCGCCTCGTCGGCCTCCTCGATCAGCAGGCGGGTCAGGCCGAAAAGCGCGGCGAGGTTGTCGAGATCCGCGCCGCGCGCATAGCCGACCATCGTGGCGCGGGCGGCGTCGTTGACCCGCTGGAACAGGATGGTCTTCTCGTAGGCCGCGATTTCGAGAACCTTGATCGCCGGATCGGCGGAGGTCAGTGCGTCGAAGCCCGGCACCAGCGCCTGCATGCGCGCGGTCATCTGGGCGAGCACGGCCTCGTAATTCACCGGCTCGACGATGTCGGGAGGCGGAAGCCGCGACAGGTCGACCGCGGTGGACGCGGCGGAGGAAGTGGGCGGGAGGGCCATGACCCGACCTATCGTCGGTCGAAGGGGCGCCGCGCGAGCGCGCCTTGTTGTAACGGGCGCGCCTACAACACCGGCGGATCGATCATCCCGGCGTCAGCCATTCGAGCACCTCGTCGGTGATCGCGTCGAGATCGTCCTCGCCGAAACCGAGCAGGCGGCGCTTCGGGTAGCGCGCGCGGATCGTATCGCCGGTGTGCTTGTTGCGGCCGACCGCGCTGACCAGGCCGAAGTGGTGGATGCGCGCGAGCCCTTCGTATCGCTTGAAGCCGACCTCGACCCCGTGCGGATCGGCATCGACCTTGAAATTGCGCGCGTAGCGCAGGTTGCGGAACATCTTGCCCTTCTTGCGCTTCGACCGATCCTGCCTCGGCTCCATCGCCGAGCCATCGGGCTGGACGTTCGCGGCGATGCGGCGGGTGTTGGAGCGGCGCAACCGCTGGCCGATCTTGCGCGCGATCGCCTTGCGCTTCGCTGGCGTGAGGTCGGCGAGCATCGTGTCGAAGTGATCGGCGAAGGCATCGAGCGCGTCGGCCGCGCCCATCATGGCAGATCTTCGCCGTTGACCGAGACCGTGCCAAGGGTCGTGCCGAGCGGCACGTCGATCAGGCCGTCGATGCTGCTTTGCGCGATGGCGGGCTCGGCGCGATAGGTGATATTACCGAGGCTATCGATCTCGACCGCTTCGCTGAGTTCGGTGTGGATCTCGATGTCGACCTTGCGATCGTCCAGCACGTCGACCCTGAACTCGACCGCCGTCTTGAGCGTTTCGGGATTGAGCAGCAGTTCGGGCTGGTTGGTGCGCAGCCAGTCGATCAGGGTCGTGAATACGATCGCCGGGTCTTTCGCGAAATCGAGCAGGATCACGTTGACGCGGTAGCGATACTCGAAGCCGGAATTGCCGTTCGCATCCCTCGTGCCGAGCCGCGCGGCGATGCTGCCCTGGTCGATCCAGACGGCGAGCCGGTCCTTCTCGCGCTCCAGTTCGGGCAGGACGGCGACCAGCGCCTCGCGCAGGGATTGGTGCTTCTGCATCGGCTAGCTCCAGAGCTGCACGATATCGCGCGTGTTTGCTTCGGGCGCGGCGGTGGCTTCGGGCAGGTTGATCGGCGTGCCGGTGGGCAGGATCGGGCCCAGCTCGGCGAGGCCGGGATTACGCTCGAGCGTTTCCTCGACGACTTCCGCGGTGCGGCCCAGCTCGCGCCAGCAGACGAGATCGACCGTGTCGCCTTCGATGCTGCGGACGACCGTCAAATCAGCTCGACCGCGGTGCGGGTCGTTCCCTTGATGTCGCGGATGGCAAGCGTGCCGATCCGCCGGAAGTGGTGTGCGGAGGGGATGTTGTCCTCGATCCGCTCGCGCCCCTCGTTGGTCGCGCTGACGGGATTGTGGCTCTCGATCAGGTCGGCCGCCGCATGGGCGAAGACCGCGCGCTGATAAAGCAGGACGAGCGCGTTGGCGCCGTCGACTTCCTCGGCATCGATATCGGCCAGCTCGGCGGCGCCCAGGGCGACGTGGCCGGCCTTCCATTCGCGCAGCTCGCCGCGGACGGTCAGCATGCCGCCGCGAAGCGCATCGCGCATCCGCGTTTCGTCGACCAGGTAAGACGCGCGGGTGCTGTGCTTGAACTGCTCGATCGAGACGCCCGGCCAGAAGGAATCGCCAGCGACCGTATCGGCCACCGGATCTTCGGGATCGTGCCCGTCGGGTTGCGCGACGAAGCCGCTCATCCTCCAAGTCCTTCGATTACGCCGGCGAAGTGGGGGGTGGGGTCACTCGATCGGGTGCGACGCCCGGCAAGGCCGGGAATCGACGCGCGGGTGACCGCCCCCCGGCGCCGGGAGGCGTTCGGGAAACTCGTGTCAGCTGGCCGCCTGGCCATCGTCATCGGCGGAGGGACCGCTGTTTTCGTTGGCCGGTTCGGTGTTCGGAGCGGGGAGGGCCTTGAGATCGCGCTCACGCTGCTCGATCATCTTCTTGACGCCGCACTTGTCATGCAGGGCGAGCGCGCGGCGGAAAGCATTGAGTGCGGATTCGAGCGCCAGGCGTTTGCCGCCCGCCGGCAGTTCCTTGTCGCCAGCGTCGGCCGCGTCGATCATCCGGCAGATCGTCATGCCGATCGCCTTGTGGATCTTCGCGCGTGCCTGGTCGGGCATGTCCTCGCCTTCGGTCAGATCGGCGATCTGCAGCAAGGGGCGGAGATCGGGGACGTGGGCGTTGTCCGTATTCATCGCCTTGAGCGCGGTCTCGGCGAATTCCTCGGCGATCATGCAGCCGAGCGTGCGCTCGAACCGCTGGGGCAGGTCCATGCCGTGACGCAGCGCGACCTTGGCGCGCGGGAAGGCGCGGTCGAAATCCGCCGCGTCGATCGCCCAGATCATCGTCTGGACGAGCACCGCATCGGTGCCGATCAGCTTGCCTTCGGCCTCGGCATCCGTCGCCGCCTGCAGCACGCCTTCGACCCAGGCATCGTAACCGGGCAGTATCTTCGCCTTGCGGGCGATCTTCTGCTCGATCGACTGGATCTGCGACAGGGCTTTCAGATCCTCGCCAAGCTGGACGAGCAGCTGCGAATGCTCGGGCGCGCCCGGTGCGGGATTGTCGTTCGCGGCCTTGCCGGGATTGTCATTCGACGCGCGCGGCGCGGCCACCATCGGGGCGGCGGACTGCTTGCCGAGGACGCGGTTGCGGTGGCGGCTGACGAGACTCATGGGCGTTTGTTCCTTTCCTCTGCCGGCGCGACGACCCCTCGAGCCGCGCCGGTTGCCTGACTATAACGCGCGTTTCCGATCAGCCTAGCCGTATTGATCGACTAAACCGATTAAGCGGGGTCGGGGCGAGCGGGGGCTTCGCCGAGGGCGATGTTCTCGACCAGCACGGCCAGCTCGTATTCCTCGACCACGTAGGCCTCGTTGAGGCTCTCGTAGTTGGCGACCTGATCGTATTCGGGCTCGTCGACCAGGCGGCGACGCCGGGTGCCTTCCTGCCAGTAGATCGAGAGGTTGCTGAGCTTGGTGATCATGATCGCGTTGCCGGGGAACCCGCTGACGCGGATGGCGGGCAGGCCGCCGAGCGACTTGCTCGAGCGCAGGATGCGATCGGTCGCCTCGACCTCGGTCGCGGTTGCGCCGGTGGTCTGGGCGATGTTGAAGTACTTGTCGTCGACCAGATCGTGACCGACGATGACAACCAGATCGGTGTCGGAGCGGTGGCGTTCGTGGATGCCCTTCTTGGCATCGAGCACCAGCGCGTCGAGCGAGCTGTAATCGGCCTTCGCGGTGACCGCGTTGTCCAGCTCGGGATCGTAGAGCGTAACGCCCGGCTTGACGTAGATCGCCTTGAGGGCATCGTTGTTCGTGCCGTCGCTCTCAACGGTCAGCTCGCCATCGTCGATGACCTGGGCAGGTGCATGCGTCCGGAGCTTGTAGAGCCAGCCCTCGTTTACGTCGGAAAGGTCAGGGTTCGCATCGCGGTCGGTATCGGCGGCGACTTCCACGCCATGAAAACCGATCATGATGCGGTCGAGCGCGATCTGGGTTGCGATATCGCCGCTAAGGATTCGCTCGAACTCGGGGCGGTGCCGCCATGCGTCGAGCTGGTCGTAACCGCGCGCCCAGTCGAAGTTGGTCTTCTCGCAGGTGTACGCGTATTTTTCGGAGTTGGTTCCGATGCGCCCAGGCATGCGACGGTTGCCACCCGAAGTATTCGTGCGGCCCGCGATCGAGCGCCCGGTCTGGACACCAAGCGCTTGGCCCTTCTGGTTGGTCACCGGAATGATGTTGATCGCCTGCAGGAACTCGCTGCTCGCACGGATCGCCGCTTCGAGCTTCTGTTCGGGCGTCGGATCGACTGCGAACGTAACCGCCGCGCTGGCGACGCCGTTGAGAAGCGCGACGCGCGCGGCGTAGCGGGTGAAAAGCTTGCGGGTGTCGTTGCGCATGGGGCGGTCCTTGGGGATCGGAATTGTTCGGGACGGTTCGGGTCGGGTTCGGCGGTCAGAATTCGGTTGCGACGTAGCTTGCATTCCCGCCGCCGGCGGGCGGGCGCTGGGCCTGGTTGGGATCGGCGGTGGTCTCGACGCTGGCCTTGAGCGTGTTGTGGTCGCGGCGCAGCTGATCGACCGAAGCGGCGAAGGACTGGCCCTGCTTTTCCATGGCGGCGGCGAGCTTCTCCATACCCTCGGTCATCGCCCCGGCGAGCTTGGCGAAGTCGGTCCCGCCGCCCGCGCCAGAGGGGGCGGCAGACGCGGGCGACGAGGGGGTGGCCGGCGCGGGCTGCTGCGATGCGGCATTGCCCGCATCCTCGGCCGCCGCGCCGAGATCGAAGAACTTGCGAATCGATGCGAAGAAGCCCCGCATCTCCGCCAGCTCGGCCGAGCCGCCCGCCGAGGTTGCGGCCGGCGTGCCCGCGAAGGCATCGCCCGGCACTTCCACTGCCTCGGTGAACAGCGCGTCCGGATGGCTCTTGCGAGCCGCCAGCGGGCTGGCCGCGCCCGCCTGGGCGCTGAATTGCAGCATCTCGGTGCCGAGCGAAGCGGGATTGTCGGTGACGGCGAGGCCGGTCAGGCCCCATTTGCCGGTGCCGCCGTAGTTCGGGCGGAATTCGCAGGAGGTGAAGATCTTCTGGTTCTTGGCGTTGATGGCGAGCAGCTGCTCGTTCGGCTCGATCTCGGCGAACAGCGCGAGGCGCTTCTCGGTCTTGCCATCGAGGCTGAAATCGATTTCCTCGGCCTTGAGGCCGGTCACGCTGCCATAGGCATTGAACGGCGGTTCCGGGCTGTAGCCGGAAATATGTTCGCAATTGATCCGCGGGGTGTAGTTCGCAGTGTCGAAGTTCGCGGCCGCGTCCTCGATCATCGAGCGGTCGATCGTGCGGCCATCGGTGGTGCCGCCTTCGACGGCGATCCGGAAGAATTTCGAACGGGTGGTCATCAAGGCTGCTCCAGGCTCGCGGGAAAGGCGTCTGATCGAATGGGCAGACAGGGCCGCAAGAGGGCGTCGAGATAAAGGCGGGGCTGTTGTAGGCGCGCCCGTTACAACAAGGCAGGGGCGCGCGGGCGGGGCGCACCGGGTCATGTCCGAGCCATGATCCTCGCCCCCGTCGAAAGGCCGGCCTATGCCGATGTGCGCCGCGAAGCGCGCAGCCTGTTCTGGCGTGGCTGGGGCGTGACCGAGATCGCGCTGGAGTTCGAGCGGCTCGGCATTCGCAGCGAGAAGGGCAAGCCGATCCCGCGCGCGACGATCGCGAGCTGGGCGAACCGAGAGAAGTGGTCCGAAGCGCCGCCGCTGCGCGCGGCCGAGGAAAGCGTGCTGGTCCGCTATCAGCAGCTGGTCGCGAAAGAGAACAAGAGCGGCAAGGACTTCAAGGAGATCGACCTGCTCGGCCGCCAGATCGAGCGGTTCGAGCGGTGCCGCAAGTATCGCAGGAGCGGCAACGAGGCCGATCTCAACCCCAAGGTCGAGGCGCGCAATGCCGGGCCGCGCAAGGCGCCGAAGAAGAACCACCTCGGCCCGGAGGACGTCGCACTGCTGCGCGAGGCCTTCCTCGCCGAGCTGTTCGAGTACCAGCGCACCTGGTGGGAATTTTCGACCGAGCGCACCCGCTTCATCCTCAAGAGCCGCCAGATCGGCGCGACATGGTATTTCGCGCGCGAGGCGCTGATCGATGCGCTCGAGACCGGGCGCAACCAGATCTTCCTTTCGGCGAGCCGTCGGCAGGCGAACATCTTCCGCAGCTACATCGTCGAATTCGTTTATCGCGTCACCGGCACGATGCTGACCGGCGAGGCGCTGACGATCGACCGGGGCGCAGACGAGGACGGCGTGGTGCTCGAACGGCCGACGCTGTTCTTCCTCGGCGCGAACTACCGCACCGCCCAGGGCGAGCACGGCAATTTCTACTACGACGAGTGCTTCTGGGCGCAGGACTTCGAGCGGATCGACGAGGTCGCCAGCGGCATGGCGAGCCAGAAGCGCTACCGCGAAACCTACTTCTCCACGCCCAGCACGAAAAGCCACGGCGCCTATGCCAAGTGGTCGGGCGAATGGTGGAACGAAGGCAAGCCGAAGACCGACTGGACGAAGATCGAGGCCTACACTTCGGACCAGCTGCGCAAAGGCGTGCGGTGCGAGGATCGCATCTGGCGGCAGATCGTCACGATCGAGGATGCCGAGGCCGGCGGCTGCAAGCTGTTCGACATCGAGGAGCTGCGAGCGCGCAAGGCGCCCGACATTTTCGCGCGGCTCTACCTGTGCGAATTCATCGACGAGACCGAGAGCGCCTTTCCCTTCGCGCTCACCAACCGCTGCCGGGTCGATGCGCTGGCGCTGTGGAAGGACTGGAACCCCTACGCGCCGGACATTTTCACCGGCCCGGTGGCGATCGGTTACGATCCGCAGGAGAGCGCGCAGGGCGATGACGCGGCCATGGTGGTCATCGCGCTTCCGCAAAGCCCGCGCGGCAAGTTCCGCGTGCTCGAGACCAAGCGCCTGCGCGGCGGGTACGATGTCCAGGCGGCCGCGATCTTCGATGCGATGGACCGCTACGACGTCGTCGACATCGCGATCGACAAGACCGGCGCGGGTTCTGGCGTCGCTCAGCTGGTCGAGAAGCGATTCCCGCGCCTGCGCACCTTCACCTATTCCGCGCCGCTCAAGAACATGATGGTCCTCAAGGCCAAGACCGTGATGCGGGATGGCCGCCTGCAGTGGGATGCTGGCGACAAGGATATTCAGGCGAGCTTCCTGTCGATCAAGCCGAAGCTGACCAAGAGCGAGCGGATGCTCACCTTCGTGGCCGAGCGAAGCGAGGCGACAGGCCATGCCGATGTCGCCTGGGCGATCATGCACGTGCTGTTCGACGAACCGCTCGACGGCGAGCCTCAGAAAACCGGATCGATGGAGATCATGTAATGAACGTTCCCGCACTCGTGGACAGCCGGGGCCAGCCCATGCAGGCGAGCAATGCCGTGATCGACCAGGATGGTCGCGGCGGGCTGACGGCTTTCAGCTTCGGAGATCCGGAGCCGGTGCTCGAGCGCGATGCGCTGCTCGCCTATATCGAGGCCGTGCCGCTGGCCGACTGGTATCATCCCCCGGTCAGCCAGTGCGGCCTCGCGCGCGCGTTCGACATGCCCGGCCCGCATGCCAGCTGCATCCGGCTCAAGGTCAACCTGTTGTCCAAGTTCTTCATCCCGTCGCGCTGGCTCGATCGGCCGACCTTCCGGAAATACGCGCTCGACTTCCTCGCGATCGGCAATGGCTATCTCGAGGTGCGGGACAACCTCGCCGGGCGGCCGATGCGGCTCGAACATTCGCTCGGCCGCTACATGCGGCGCGGGATCGAGCCGGGCCGCTATTTCTTCGTGCCCGAGTGGAAGCGCGAGCACGAATTCGCGCGCGATCACGTTTTTCACCTGCTGCAGGAGCATCCCAGCCAGGAGATCTACGGAGTGCCCGAATTCTTCCCCGCGCTGCAGGCCGGGCTGCTCGACGAGGCCGCGACGCTGTTCCGGCGGCGATATTTCAAGAATGGCAGCCACGCCGGCTACGTGTTCTACGTCAATGACACGAAGATCGCCGACAAGGATATCGAGGGCATGCGTAAGGCCCTGCGCGATGCCAAGGGACCGGGTAATTTTCGCAACCTGTTTATCCACTCGCCCGGCGCCGGCGAGAAGGGCGTTCAGATCATCCCGGTGGGTGAGGCCGCCGCGAAGGACGAGTTCTTCAACGTCAAGCGGGTGAGCCGGAACGAAATGCTCGCCGCGCACCGCACGCCGCCCCAGCTGGTCGCGATCGTGCCGGAGAATAATGGCGGCTTCGGCGATGCGCTCGATGCGGGCGTCCTGTTCATGGACAACGAGATCGAACCGCTGATGGCGCGCCTGGCCGAGGTCAACGACTGGCTGGGCCTCGAGGCCGTGCGCTTCGAGGACTGGCGCGAGGCGATCGCGCCTTCGGGCTGATATCGATCGCGTCGAGCTTCGCTCGTCCCCGCCGGCATGGACAAGAGCTGCAATTTCGGCGAGCTGATCGTCACCAAGGGGCTCTAGCGCCCGATCGAGAGGGGGCACCTCAACCAATGTGCAATCTTTACCGGATGACCCGCGCGCAGGCCGAGATCGCGCGGCTGTTCGACGTCGCTGTCGACGCCCGTGCCAACTTCGCCGATGAGGTTTACCCCGGCTATTCCGGCGCGGTGATCGCGGGCGACCAGCTGCGGTCGATGGTGTGGGGCTTCCCGCTCCCCCAGAAGAGCAAGAAGACCGGCGAGCCGCTCAAGCCGCGCCCGGTCAATAATGCGCGCACCGACAAGCTGGGCAGCTTCATGTGGCGCTACAGCTTCGAGGAACGGCGCTGCCTGATCCCGCTGACCGCCTGGGCCGAAGCCGAAGGGCAGCGCGGCGCGATGACGCGCACCTGGCTATCCGTACCCAAGGTCGAGGCGTTCGCGGCCGCCGGGATCTGGCGCACCAGCGAGGAGTGGGGCGATTGCTACTCGATGGTGATGACCGACGCGACCGGCGACGCCTTGAGCGTGCATAGCCGCATGCCGGTCATCCTCGCACCCGATCGATACGATGAATGGCAGCACGGCAGCCCCGACGAGGCGCTGGCGCTGTGCCGCGCGTGGGATGGGCCGCTGGAGATCGATCGCACGAGCACGCCCTGGTCGGCGCGCTAGAGCAGCATCCCCACCAGGCCGCCCAGCCCCAAGCCGAGCCAGAGGACAAGCAAGAGCGTGAACTCCGCCTTGTAGCGCCACCGCTTCACAACAGACCGAACAGGGACGAGGCAGCCACGCTTAGAGCCCCTGCCAAAGCAATGCCGGGCGCCAGAACACTACTCCTGGCATGCCCGGTGCGAGGATCCGTCACGATGGTGGACAGTCTGCCCGCCATGACGGCCACGATGACAGCGACGCCGAATGCGAGGGCGATGAGATGAATGATGATCATTCGCATTCGCTGCCACGCGCTCACAGGTGTAGGAAAGCGGTTATTTGCTGGCCCCGCCCGCGGCGAAGTAGCGCCCGAAACCTTCTTGTGCTTGCTCGCTCAACCGTATTCTCCGCACCCGGCGATCGCGAGAACATGCTTCCGACACCACCAAGCCAGCCTTCTCGAGCAGGTTGATATGACGAAGCGCGGTTGTTTGTGGAACGTTTGAGCCGATACAGGCACTGGTAGTGTGGATCGGCCCGCCGTCGTGGGTGGCGAGTAAGTCCAGCAGGATATCCCAGGCCGCTTCCCGGTCGAAATTAAAGCCGCCGAACGCAGCTTGGCGGCTCCGTCGCCGCCGATACTCGGCGCGGGCTCTCGTGGCCATGTCGTCAAGGGCGACAGCCCCCGCCATGTTGTCCGCTGGCAAAGCCGCCTGGTCATCTAACAGGCGGTCAATCTTCTTGGACAGTACCCGGATTTCATTGCGTAGGTCGCCATCAGCCGCGGCCTGGCGGTCTGGGACATCTATCAGGTATTCGGAGCATTGCATTGTTGAGTATCCCCCCCAGGAGGATCACGATCGATAGCCAGAACGGTGCCCGCACGATGATTGCGTAGACGAGCTCTTCCATGTCGAGATTGATGGCTCGGGCGAGGTGCGCCAGTGCCGCAAGCAGCAGTGCGGAGGCGAACGGCATTGGCCAAAATCTGTCGGCGCGCAGCGCAAGCCAGTAGGCCGCCGCAAAGGTTGCTACGTCGAGGACAAGATGGAACGTATCCACCTCGTTCGTGACCGGGCCCTCGATCAACAGATGGTAGAGTTCGTCGACAATGGCGGGTGTCAGGAGGATCAGTGATCCAAGTTTTTCCTCACTGCCCCCTCTCCAGTGCGCGAGGCAGACCGCAAGCACGATCAACGCGCACTGGAGTAGAAAGAGCAGCATCGATTGCTTAAGCCGCAGCGCTTTCGACTGCGGTCGTCGGCCCGATCACCCAGTCCGGGCACTCGCGTTCTTCGGGCGCCATCGTGATCCGGCGCGCGTCCAA